TTCGATCTCGTGCTGAATAAGAGAGCCGAAGGAGAAAGTGAAGACTACATCGTCGAGGGATATGCTTCCACATTCGATGAATATACCTTGTATGACTTCGGAGACGAGAAGTGGAACGAGCGCATCTTGCCGGATGCGTTCAACGAAGCTGACATGACCGACGTGGTCTTCTTACTTGATCACACAGGCAGAGTATATGCCAGGACAAAGAACGGGACCGTGAAGCTTTCCGTCGATGATCATGGCCTATATCAGAAGACCGACCTCTCGAAGACTACATCTTCAAGAGGTGTATACGAAGATATCGAAGCTGGGAACTATTCCCAGATGTCTTTTGCCTTCACTGTCATGGACTCTCACTTTGAAGAGAGGATGGAGGACGGCAAAAGAGTAATTACAAGAGTTATAGAGAAGATGAAGAAGCTCTATGACATAAGTGCAGTCGGATTCCCTGCGAATCCGAACACAGACATCGGCGTGGCTACTCGTTCAGCGTTCGACGGAGCGATCGAACAGCTGCAAGCGGAGCGACTTGAGAGAGAACGCGCTATGCAGTCGGAGGCAAGAGCTCGGCTCGCACTCAAATTCAAACTTATGGAGGAATAACACGATGGAAATCAATGAAATGACACTTGATCAGATCGAAGCCAGAAAGCTTGAGATCAAGGCTATTGTTGACGATGAATCTTCCGAGGCTGACTTCAAGGCTCTTGAGACAGAGCTCAACAGCTTGGAAGAGCGCAAGGCATTCCTTCTCGACGAGCAGAGAAAGGCTGATATGAGGGCTGTTCTCTCCGGCGAAGGTAAGGAAATCATTTTCAATGAATTGGAGGAAAGAAACATGGCAGAGAATGCAGTAGAGTACAGAAACAGCAAAGAGTATATCGACGCTTTTGCTGAGTACGTTAAGACAGGTAACGACACAGAGGTTCGCGCTTTGCTCTCAAAGAACGCACCTTCTGACGGTCAGATCTCCGTTCCTACTATCGTAGAGGACAAGATCAGAACAGCATGGGAGAAGTCCAGACTCTTCGAGAGAATCGGCAAGAGCGAAGTCAAGGGTAATCTTGCTATCGACTTCGAGATTTCCGGTACAGACGCAGTCGTACACGAGGAAGGCACAGATGCTCCCGATGAGGAAGAGCTTGAGATCGGTACAGTAACAATCGTTCCTAAAAACATCAAGAAGTGGATCAGTGTTTCCGACGAGGTCATGGACCTTCGTGGAGAGGCTTTCCTCGACTATGTTTACGATGAGCTTTCTTACAAGATCGTTAAGAAGGCAGAGCATATCGCTGTTGCTAAGATCATCGCTGCAAAGGGTGCTTCCACAGCTACAAGACCCGGTCAGGCTACAGTTGTCGCAGCTCCCGGTCGTGCGGGTGTCGTAGCAGCTATCTCCGAAATCTCCGACGAGGCTGAAGAGCTTGCTATTATCATGAACAGAAGAACGTGGGGTCAGTATGAGGCTACTCGTACACTCAATGACGGTGATCCGTTCGCAGATCTCCCTGTTCTCTACGACAACACACTTCCTGCTTATGATACAGCTGCTTCCGGAGCTGACTACGCAATCGTAGGCGACCTCGGCTTTGGTATGAGAGCAAATCTCCCTAACGGATTCGCTCCTAAGACTGTCGTCAACGAAGTTGGCAAGGCAGACAAGGTTGAGATCACAGGAAAGCTCTTCGCTGGCATCGAGGTAATCGCTGTCCGCGCTTTCTGCACGATCACAAAGCCTGCAGCAAGTGCCGAGGGTGGCGAGGGCTGATTATCACACTAAGAGGTAAAGAACTATGACTATGGAATCACTTCTTTTGTCTGTTCGCTTTGCGTGCAGAATAATGGATGACGCGCTGGATGGAGAGATCATAGAGCTTATCAATGCAGGCTTCTATGACCTTGAGATCTCCGGTGTAGCTGATGTAAACGGTGATCCCTATACGGCCGAGACCGCTGATCAGCTCGTCACCACAGCGATCAAGACCTACGTCAAGCTCAATTTGGGTGATCTGATATCCGACACTAACTACTGGGCGAAGCTAAAGTCCTCATACGACGAGCAGAAAGCACAGCTCAAGATGAGGACTCACTCTTCGTCTTCTTACACGGAGGGCGAGAACGATGAATCCAATAGTTAAGTTCCAACTGATATCAGAAACGACTTCTAAAGACTCCACAGCCCAGACTATCACTACACCAGTCGAAAAAGACTGCATCGGCAAATTGAGGAGCGTCTACGAAAGAGAGTTCTTTCAGGCTGCCGAATCAGGTATTCGACCGGACTGTGTTATCGAGACTTCCGCTTTCAACTATCACGGCGAGAGATTTGTCAAAGTCAATAATGATCTTCTGACGATCTATCGCGTATATAAGAAGGGTACGGATAGGATCGAACTGTATATCGGGGAGAGGGTCGGAAATGCCAAGTGATATAGCTAAAGAGGTCAATCAAATCCTCTCGGGGTATACGAAGGAAGTTGACGAGTCGATGCAGAAAGTCATCAAAGAGACTGCTCAAGAAGCTGCTTCGAAGGTCAAGAAAAACGCCTCGGAAGCATTCGGGAATGGTCCATACGCGCAGTCGTGGGGAGTTCAGATGAGAGATCCTCTTCACGCGGTGGTCAGAGCTAAGGCTCCCGGCTATCAGTTGGCGCACCTTCTGGAGCATGGTCATGACATCATCAGGAACGGAGTCAAGGTCGGAGAAGCAAAGGCTCATCCGCATATCAAAGAAGTCGAAGAATGGGCGCAAAAAGAAGCCGTGAGAAGAATGGAGGACTTGCTATGAGTTTGGAAAGTTTGGTCGCAGCGTTGACCGGAGCCGGATTCAATGTAAATCTTCACAGCGCTCCGATCGGAACCGTTTGTCCCTATCTCGTCATTCAGGATTTAGATCATCCTAACTATTTTGCTGATAATAAAACCTTTGGAAAGACTACCGGTCTGACGCTTCGCCTCGTGGAGAGCGAGGTTCATGACTGGGATCTATTAGACACACTTGAACAGACACTCGATGGATTGGGACTGCCGTTCTATTCGGAAGATTCTTCAATCCCATCGGAGCACGTCTGTGAGAGTTATTACTACATCAATTTTTATGGAGGAAACAAAAATGGCTGAAAACAAGGTATCTTTCGGTCTTAAGAATGTTCATTATGCCATTCTTACAGAGACGACAGACGCGCAGACAGGTGTCGTCACATCATCTTATGGCACTCCCAAGGCTTGGCCGGGTGCAGTAGATATCTCCCTTGATCCTAACGGCGACCCCATCATCTTCCCCGCTGACAACGGAGCATACTACACGATCTCCAATAATAAGGGCTATGAGGGCGACTTCAATTCCGCGAGGATCCCCGACGAGGTCAGAATCGACCTTCTCGGCAATCACAAGGATGAGAACGGTCTCATCGTCGAGACAGATAAGGACGAAGTTACATACTTCGCTCTTCTGTTCGAAGTAGACGGAGATCAGAAGCCTAATCGCTATTGCTTCTACAAGGTATCTATCTCCCAGAGACCGCAGGTTGCTGGTCAGACGACAGATCCTTCTTCTGATGTTGAACCTTCCACGGCGACGACTCAGTTCAGAGCTATTCCTTCTGCCGACACTTACAATATCGACGGTAAGGAATGCCATCTCGTCAAGTCTTACACATCCGCCGAGACGGATGCCGAGGCTTATGCCAATTTCTACACAGCGGTTCAGATGCCGACATTCACTGCCGGTGGTGAAGGCTGACACGCGGTCAACGCTAACCTTAAGGGATCCTCGATTCGGGGATCCCTTTTTTATTAAATCTTGGAGGATAAATAAATGAAGACGATCACTATAGGAGAGAGAGAACTCAATTTCGAATCAACAGCCTTAACGGCTATCGCATATAAGAGGATCTTCGGATCCGATGTCCTGGCAGCTCTTAACAGGGACAGGAACCTCGCGAACGATATCAATCTTAACGACGCACTCAAGCAGCTTGCCTTCGTCATGAATAAGCAGGCTGAAGGGATATCGGTCGAGAACCTGATGAAGCTTCAGGAGGTCGACTACTGGAAGTGGATAAATGAGTTCCACTATGGAGATTTCACTTCGGAGGTCATCACAGAGCTGATCTGCATCTGGACTGACAGTACAATAACCACTTCCGAAGCAAAAAACGCGGAAGGCGCACAACTCGACAAATGACGACAGCTCTTGTCTTGTTGCGCGCAAAACAACTAAATTTGACATTTAACGAACTGAACCTCATCACGATCGGGGAGCTTCTCGACATGATGACGGAACAGGCTAATGACTCATATAAGTATCCCGTTAAGGGAAATCAATCTGACATCGACCGAGTATTCGGTGGATAAGGAAGGAAATAAGAGAGATGGCAAGCAACTCTATTAAGGGAATTACAATCGAGATCGCCGGCAATACGTCGAAGCTTGTTAAATCTCTCGACGAAGCGACGAAGGCTGCAGGCGCAGCACAAAGTAATCTCAAGAAGATCAATCAGGCTCTGAAGCTTGATCCCGGCAACATCGAGAACTTGACCAAGAAGCAGGATCTTCTTGCGACAGCGATCGAAAAGACCAAGGCGAAACTCGATGCCGAGAAGGCAGCGGCAGAAGCAGCCAAGCAGGCTCTTGATCTCGGCGATATCACTGACACTCAGTATGACGCCGTCACAACTGGAATCGCAACCACGGAAGCCAAACTCCACGATCTCGAGCGACAGGCTCAAGAGACCGCCGAAGCTTTGAATGGAGTAGGCGAAAATGTAGATCTCTCACCGGCTGAAGGATCTGTTCAGGATCTCCACGATGCGACAGAGCTTCTCGGTAAGGGACTCGAAGTCGTTGAAGATGTCGGTCAGAAAGCCGGCGATATCTTGGCAAAAGGCTTCGATGTCGCGGCCCAAGCAGCTAAGGCAGCTGCCGATGCAGCACTCAAAGTCGGTGAGGTCGCTGTTCAGACGGTACAGAAGACAGGCGAGATCGCCTATGATGTCAGCACTCAAGTCCTTGAAGCATACGGAAACTATGAACAGTTATCCGGAGGAATCGAGAAGATCTTCGGAAACTCGGCTGACATAGTTCGAAGGAAGGCCAGGAACGCATTCCAGACGGCCACGATGTCAGCTAACGACTATATGGAGACCGTCACAGGCTTTTCGGCTTCTCTCTTGCAGGGACTCGGAGGCGATACAGTCGCAGCCGCGAGGCTTGCTGATATGGCTCTGTCGGATATGTCTGACAATGCCAATACTTACGGCACGAACATAGACAGTATCATCGCGACCTATACGGGCCTCGCGAAGGGAACCTATTCAATGCTCGATAATCTCCGCCTGGGCTACGGAGGCAGTCAGTCTGAGTTAATCAGACTTATTAACGATTCCCACATTCTGAATGAGGAGATCACAAGCCTCGATAACATCACATTCGATCAGATGATCGAGGCCATCCACGCGATCCAGACAGAGATGAACATCACAGGCACGACAGCCCGTGAGGCTTCCACGACTGTTGAAGGATCGATAAATATGCTTCGCGCAGCATGGCAGAATCTTCTCGTGGATCTCGGCAGGTCCGATCAGGATACGGAGAGAGCAGCGGACGAACTGGCAGACGCAATCGTTACAGTCGCGGACAATGTCGAACCCGTCTTGAGACGGGTGGCGAACAATCTGCCGAGAGTTCTTCCGATCGTCCTTCGTGGAATCCGTTCAGATATCCCGCAGGCGGTCCGAGTAGGCGGTGAAGTTATGAACGCCGTCGGACAGGCAGCGGTGGACGCTGCCCCCGAAGTGATTGATACCATCGCTGACAACCTACCCGAGGCGACAGCTATCGTCTCGGCACTATTGAGAAATCTATCATCGAGCCTCCGAGATAATGCACCGGCTCTGGTTGATGCAGCAGGCGAAGTCCTTCCCGAATTCGCCACGCTCGGAGCAGACATCCTCGGAATCATAGTTCAGACGATCATCGAGAATGCGCCGGAGGCGGCAAGGGCGATCGGAACTTCCTTGGCTCCTGTATTGGATGAGGCATTCGGCGAAGGATCCGGAGCAGCTTTCCAAGAAGCCATCGAGAAGGCGATCGAGGGAGCACCGGAACTTCTTAACATAGTAGATCCCCTCATGAGGCTCGGAGAGACTCTCGTGAAGGATCTTCCTATCATTATAGACACGTCGATTCCTCTTCTTGACTTCGTAGCGAACAATCTTCCGGGTATAGTTGGAACTTTGGCCGCATTACAAGGGGGCGGCGTTCTTGCCGGTATCGCAGGCGGAATCCTTGACGTCGCCTCCTCAATCGCCTCAATAGTCTCCTTAATCGCCGTTCTTAAGGGAGGTGGCGGACTCGCCGAAGCATTCAGTGGAGTCGCTGCCATGGCAAGCGAAGCTGCCGCTTCCATCGGTTCGGTCGCAGCAACGGCTGGCCCGATTGCTCTTCTTACTGGCGAGGCTGTCGCACTCGGTGCCGAATCATATAAGATCGGCGAGCAGATAGCCGAGGGTGAAGAGCTGGGGATGAGTGCGCTTGAAACTCTCACAGGCGGATTCTTGACTGTCGTTGACACGGTCACCCTGGGCTCGACTTCATTTTCAGAGGCCTTCTACGAGATGAATAGGGCGATGGATGATGCCGAGCTCGATGAGCAGGCCGAGGAGATCTTCTCGCAGATCGAAGCCGCGATAGAATCATCCGGCGCAGCGGCGACGGATTCCGTCCGCGATGATTGCGCTGTCATACAGTCT